TTTTTATTGACGGAGATCCTAAAAGAGGATATTGGATTGGGTGTGTTGGTAGCGAAGCAGAAAACATGAATTTTATGATGCCAGGTATTGCAGCTACTCAACGTGTTGTCGAAGATGTTGATCCCGACAATGCTGGTAATTATGGGCGTGTGCCAGTAGCAGAATATAATAAAAAAATTGATGACAATGAAACAACTACTGATCCTACAAGGGTTTTAAAACCTGAACATCCTTTAGCAAAAGTATTAGCCGCCCAAGGTTTAATATTTGACGACATACGAGGAATTACTACTAGTAGTGCTAGAAGAGAAAGTCCTAGTATGGTTTTTGGTATTAGCACACCTGGCCCATTAGATAAAAATGGAAAAACAGGCCCAGTTGGTAAAGCTGAACACTTAATTCCGAATTATCCCGTTAGTAGATTAGGCGGTACAACATTTGTTATGGATGATGGCGACGATAAATTTCTTCGTATGACTGCTCCTACAGATGGTCCTCCAATCTATGCCAGCGTTGAAGGCGGAGATACTAGTGGAGATAATACTCGTCCTCATAACGAATTATTTAGAATACGCACTCGGACCGGGCATGAAATATTATTACATAATAGTGAAGATTTAATTTATATCACGAATAGTCGCGGAACCGCTTGGATAGAATTAACTAGCGATGGTAAAATAGATATCTACGCTCAGGATAGTATTAGTGTACGTACACAAAACGATATTAATTTTTATGCTGACCGTGATATTAATATGGAAGCTGGTCGTAATTTTAATCTTAAAGTTGCCGAACGTCATCAAACAGAAGTTGGCGGAGATAAAATTTGTATTGTAAATGGCAATGTTGCTATCAAAGTCGACGGAACACAAGATGAAACAATCTCAGGTGCTGTATCAGAATCGTACGAATCTACCTGGGATGTTACAATTGGTGATCAAACTAATATAACTATTGGCGCAGGATTTGATCTTAACACTAGTGCAGATAATAATCTTACGTCGGGCGGCGACATGAATATTAATGCCGCTAATACTACTATTAGTGGAGGAGATATTAACTTCAACGGACCCGAAGCTGCAAGTGCTGGATCGGCTACGGCCGCAACGCCCCCAGATCCGCTGCCAACAATTGATAACCCAACAGAAGTTGATGGCGAAACTTTAACTAGTATCTTAGCACGTATTCCAACAACTGAACCATATCCGCATCACGAAAACTTAGATGCCACAATGTTTAAACCTGATGCTACAGATAGAGAAAATGCTACAGCCATTCCTGTACCCGATGCTTGGAAAACATATACAACCACTACCGACACCTTTACCAAAAATCAGGAGAATTCATGACCATACAAAATCGTTTAACACTTAGAACAGCACAAGCTGTGCCTCCTGCTCCTCAAAAATATAGAGGATTTAGTACAGTTAACAAAAATTCAAAAGATTTTAAATTGTATGATTTTGAATTAATCAAACAAGACATATTGAATCATTTTTATGTACGTCAGGGCGAAAGATTAATGCAGCCTGCGTTCGGTAGTATCATATGGACATTGTTATTTGAGCCACTAACGGCCGAAATACAAAATCTTATACTACAAAATGTCAATGAAATACTAAATTACGATCCTCGAGTTCAAGCTAGCGATATTCTTATTACACCATACGATCAAGGCATACAGATTGAATGTAAATTAACATATTTGCCCTATAATATACAGCAAAACCTACAGTTAAAGTTTGATCAGCAGAACGGTTTGTTGACCGGACAATAAACTACGCACATAATTTTAATCAATAAATACACTTATTAGGACATATTATGAGCTCAACGGATAGACTAAACAACCTGTTAGTCAGCGAAGACTGGCAGAAAATTTATCAATCATTTAAGAACGCTGACTTCCAAAGTTACGACTTTGACAACTTACGTCGTACAATGATTGATTATATCCGTACAAATTTTCCTGAAGATTTTAACGATTATATTGAGTCTAGCGAATACCTTGCCCTAATCGATCTTATTGCTTACGTGGGCCAAAGCATAGCTTTCCGTGTGGACTTAAATGCCCGTGAAAACTTCCTTGAGCTAGCTAGTCGACGAGACAGTGTACTACGTCTAGCACGTATGATTGGATACAATGCTCAAAGAAATACAGCCGCTTCTGGACTGTTAAAATTTAGCGTTATATCTACTACAGAAAGTGTATTGGATAGCAATGGCCGTAATTTATCAGGACAGTATATAACTTGGAATGACAGTTCAAATCCTAATTGGTACGATCAATTTATTAACGTGTTGAATGCCGCTATGCCACAAACTCAGCAATATGGAAATCCTGCCGATAAAGCAACAATTTATGGCGTACCTACAGCTCAGTATAGATTTAATGCTACTAACACAGATGTGCCAGTTTACAGTTTTAGTAAACCCGTTGCTGGCAGTAACATGACATTTGAAATAACCAGTACTACTTTTAAAAATCAATCATACATTTATGAAGAACCTCCAAAGATTGCCAACAGCATTGCGTGTGTATACAAGGACGATGGGTATGGTGCTGGTAGTG